GCTATTTCATAAAAATAAATCTCGGAACCTGTATATTCCTTGAACGTCAAACATGATAGCAATATATCCACCATAATATTTTAGTTTATAATTGACATAAATCCATTAAATAGTTAAAGATATGGCTAGAAAAGGACGTGTTACGTCGGTTTCTAACTCAACTAAGAAGACTGCGCTTAGCGGACGTCGAGTTAGTAGAAAAACGGTAATAAAGAATAACGAAATTGAAGAAAGCATACAAGAAAATAGATTCTTAGATTTTGATGTAAAACAAAAATACGAAATAACTCCCGTACATGACAGGTTTCTCGAAACTTGCTTTAAAGATACTTGTAAAATGGCAGTTGTCGACGGCCCAGCTGGGTCAGCAAAAACATATCTTTCAGTATATATAGCATTACAGTTATTACGTACGCACAAAATACAAGAAATTGTTTATATTAGAAGTATTGTAGAGTCTGCTTCAAAGAGTATGGGGTCTTTACCTGGGGAAGTAGATGAGAAATTTTTACCATGGTGTTTTCCTTTATTTGAAAAATTAACTGAATTTATCGATAAATCAATAGCATCTAGCTTAATAGCAGAAGAGTATATCAAATGTGTACCTGTTAATTATGTCCGCGGATTAACGTTTAATAATGCATGTGTTATTGTAGATGAGGCTCAAAATTTAACACAAGTAGAGCTAACTACAATATTAACAAGGTTTGGTGAAGGTACAAAATATATAGTTACTGGTGACACTCAACAGAGTGATATAGGAACTAAATCTGGTTTTAAATCAATTATAAATGCTTTTGATAAAAAAGAATCTTACGATCATGGCATATATACGTTTAAGTTTGATGAATTAGATATTGTAAGATCTGAAATACTTAAGTATATTGTTAGAGTATTACAAACATTAAAGGTGAAAGGATAATGCTTTACGTATCCTCTCTAAGAGAGTTCTTCTATTTTGACCAGATTCAGATAATCTTGAATATTCTAATTTAAATGCTTCAATAAACTCACGTGAGAGTTCAAATTTACGAGGATAAAAAGACCGGACTTGTCTCGTCATATATCTCTCACATAATTTATCATAATCGGTCATATAATTATTTAATCTTTTACATTAAAGGCTTTCTTCATCTTTTCCATTTCATGTAATGTTTCTTCATCAAGAATATTACCAGGCTGTATGAAATCACCGTCTTTATCAAGATATAATTTAATTATTTCTATACGCTCTCTTCTATTCCCAAATACTTCAAGCATAGCAGGCTTATCATCATCAACAAAAAAACTACTCTTAGCATTAGTCTGATGATCTCTATGAACTGCTTTAAATAAATGATCAACTTCTTCTATAAAATCTAAATCAGAATCCCTTAAATCGTCTTCTTCTATTTCTACGGGAGCTACCTTAGTAATAGGAGTAAAAAATATAATATCAATAAATCTCAAGCTCTCTCTAACTAACGGTATACACTTTTTAATAAATTTCTCTGTAATATTAGAATTTTTCTTTTCATTTGACCAGATACTATAAACTAAATTATCTAAAGGACATCTATCGAAAATAACTTTATCTCCTTTCGTAGTTTTTTGTAGTTCATCAATCATAAAATTAAGAACATCCCATTGTGTGTCTTTATTTGTTTTTGATGAATGAGAAAGGTTATTATCTTTAATAACGTCTCTATAAGTTTTTTTTGATGTAGTATAAGAAGGCCATTGATCGAGAAAATCTCTTATAAGAGTAGTTTTACCTTGACACCCAGTCCCACTAATTGCAATTCTCATATTATTTAATATTTATTTAACTATACTTTTAAGGCCATATCCCATATTAATAAATGTAATCTAGGACTAAAATTAAACCTATACCTCTTAGCCAGTTCAGCAACCATGGGAGCCTTTTCTATATGCTCCTCTCTGCTACCACAACACGGCATTAACCATACTCTACCTGTAGGAATATCAAACGGTGTAATATATTTACCGAAAACCTCGTCTATATCTGACTCCTTATCAATGACAAACTTAAAACCAGATCCGTTTATAGAGTGCCAATCTAAAACATTACGCTTATAGCGCCTATCCACTGGATCTCCATTATTACTCATTTTAGGGGAAGTAGTAAAAGTGGCACCGACTCTTGTCCATTCTTTATCTGGTAGAATAGTTGCGTTAGTTTCAAAATCTATCCGAGGAATCCAGCCCCATTCAACCTCCATGTACTCTAAAAACTTTATTAGCGCCTTTTGTTGTACTAGAGGCTCACCTCCAGTAATTTTTAATATAGCACCGTTGTATAAATGATCTTTATATCCACTACTTTTAAAGAGGTCGAAAACTTCTTTAAGAGTAAGCTTATTTTTTACACTCCAGGAAATATAACTATCACAACCGTGCGGTGAGTCTGCTGTCGCGAACCCCTGACATGTTAAATTACACATCGAAAGACGCATAAACACAGAGGGGTAGCCCATGAACTCTCCCTCTCCTTCAACTGTATAAAATATCTTATCGTCGGATAAGTATATTGTCTCAGTCCCGTCAGCTTTCATTATCGTTGATTCTTTTTCGATCATCTTTCTTTTTATCGGCTTCTTCGTCTTTAGTAAACTTTATATATCCCCAATCGATTTCGTCCCAATTGGATACAATACGCCTTGTACTCTCTCCTTTTCTTCTTTTACTTCCTTTACCCATTTTGGTATCCGGTTTCAGGATCAGCAAATCTCATAGTGGTAGTTATATTTTCAGTATAAATAGCAGAATTGTTTTCATGTTCAAATACTTCGACTTTATCTACCCAGCATCTACCTTCAGATTCCTTTTTAATAAAGTCGTTACCTACTTTAAAGCAATATTGAGCAAATTTTTCAATACCGACTCCATCCGTTACTCGCAAATCTAATACATCAGCGTCATTGAGACCTTGAAAACTCTCAATATAAGGATCATTTTTATCTATAACCGTTGTGTGATCAAATTGATCTCGAAGGAGCTTTTTTAAAGGACTAAGGCTCCCAAAATCTACAACCCAATTATTTCCATCTAATTGATTAGCTCCAAACCAAAACTTAGCTGTTAATCTGTATCCGTGCAAAAACCTACAATGAGATTTCGCATTAGGTTGTCTAAATGCACAACTACCAAGTTCTAGGATTTTTGTACTGGTAAAACTCATATATTCTTATTATATATTAAAAATTCTCTTTATCAAGTTATATTTTACTCTTTATAGATATTCCTTAATTTTATCAGCTATTACTTTAGCGCCTATTTCATTGGGATGACCGTACTCATCATTAGCCCACCCATTAGCTTTAAACCGCTCCGTATTAAAATCATTTTCATATATATATCTAACATTATGAAAGTTTGTTCCATGGAAACCACGTCTTAAATCTAATAAGTCTTTATAAAAAGTTGACACAAAAAATCTAACGCAAATATAAAACCAATACTCGAGTGGATCATCTTTTTTGCCAAGTTCATAAACGAGAGGATATTTAGTTTCTTCATACCGTAAAAGTATAATTTTAGTTATAGGATTTGTGATCCGGGACTCCCAAGTGCCACGAGACTTTGCTTGAGTGCGATAATGATTACAAATTATATTAATATGCTTCTGTACATCAGCTACTATGGCCATAGGTGTTTCAGAAAGTTCATTGTCGTTTAATCCTAGATATTGTAACTGCTTAACCGGAGATGGTATTTGATATATGTAATGTGTGAACATTGTATCATTATTTTCATGTAAAAAATCTCTTAATGTATCACATTGAATCGCAGAATTTGGTGTAGCAATATTATATACATCTCCAGGTAAAAAATCACAATAAGAAGTTCGAGTAGATGTAGTTTTTGCTGAATGAGAGCACCCATTATTTAATATACAATATTTACCTTTTTCTATCCGCCATAACTCTTCTCTCTCTTTCCAGTTCATATATTCTCATTTGTCTTTATGGTCTCTTAAAAACTCATCTATTACAATTTCAAGAGACTGTAAAACGTTATTAAAATTATCTAT